CTATTTTTACCTGACTAGGACTTAACCTAACAGATTTGCGCCCTGTGGTTGCAGACCTATTTGCAGAAGCGACTGGTTGGGCGATTTTAGCGCTTCTAGTTGTCTGATCCGAATCTTCAAAAGATTCAGGAAACTTTAATTTTACTCTTTGAGTAAGCTCATTGTAATAGTTATCTGATTCTGTGTCAAATCCTTCCGCTACTAATCCACGGTGTATTCTTTGTGCATAGTCAGTCATATCTTGATCTTTTTGAAACCAAGTATTCTCTGCTGCCCAATCAAGAGCTTTTTGAGAGGGTTGTCTTAGATTTTGCTGTGGAATTTGAGCTTGAGGTTGAGATTCCATTTCTTTTTGAAAAGCCTCATATTCTTGTTCTTTTTTCTGCTTTGTGACACGTATTCTTTCCGCTTCTAAATCTAATTTTGTCAGCGCTTGTCTAGCCTCTTCTTCTTTTGTGTAATCCCCAGCCTCTCTTGCTCTAATTAAATTTTCTTTAGCAAGGTCAGATGCCATTTTGTTTCTAACTTCACTCTCAGACATATAACCTTTATCAATGTCATAAGTTTTCTTTTTACTTTCATTTAATTGCTGTTGAACACTTTGTGCATATTGTAAGGCTGCTTCTCTTTCTCTCTCAGCCTCTCTAACTTTGAATGTAAGTTTATCAATACGTTTTTTTACTTTGTCCGAATATTGATCCATCTCCTCAGATTGTTCCTGAGCGACTTCTACATCAGGTTTTAGTGGATCTTTTTCTTCTGTTTTTATTTCTTCATATTTGTCAGGTTTTACTGCACCGTGAGACTTGTCTTCTAATTCGATTTCCGCTCCTTCGCCTGATATATCTAGATCTACGAGCTTTTCATCTTTTACAGTTTTAAGTTCTGTTTGCATGGTTAACCTCCCATGTTATATTATTGTTAATACGTCTTCAGGTGTTTCAACGGTTCCGAGTATTTCATCATCATTTAATAACCTGACCTCTCCTCCTTCAATCTTTAGTCTTGATCCTGCGTATCTGCCAAACACGACCCAATCACCTTGTTTACACCAAGGTCCATTAGGAAACTTTTCTTTATCTTTATATGCATCGGCACCTGTATCTAATACAAGAGCGACTGATGCTGTCAATTGTGAATCCTCAATAGTTTTATCAGTAAGTAGGACTCCACCTTTTGTTTGTTGCTTTGCTTTAAATGGTAATACCAATATACGCCATCCGACTGGCTTTGGTAATTTTTGTAATTCTGTTCTATCTGCCTTAACACCCTCATTAGGATTGTTGTATTTTTCCATAATGTGATCAGGCACATATAATGTTTTAGTCATCAATTTTCTCCTCTTCGTCCAGCAGGCGAGAAAGCTCCTGTTGGCATATGTTTAACATATGTAATTTACCTTGAATATACTTATATTCTTCAAAATTTTCAACCCCTTGTGTAAATGCATCAAAAAGTTGTTGAGAATATAATTTTAATTGTTTTTGATACTCGTATAGTGCTCTGGTGCTCATGTTAAACAGTTAAGACCAGGACACATTTTTTCTAATCTCAATTGATTTCCGTCTTTTGCAGAGTACCAAGTTTGTTCTTTACTTTGATTAACTGTAAACGAGGGTGCTTTTACTTTAGGTAATGTTAAAGATACAGCTTGTTTAACAGCCTCTAATTCATAGTCATCTCCAAACATAACACCATCATCTTTAAGTTTTGGCCACCAATTTTCTATATCATCTATAACTGCCTCATACTCATGAGCGCCATCAACCATTATGTAATCTATTGATCCATTTTCAAATTTATCTAAGATTTCTTTACTGTCTGATCTACCTTGACATGGTATGACCATATCTCTGCCTATAAAAAATTTAAGATTTTCTTTAAACATAAATAAAAAATCTTTAGGTAATTTTAAGGAAGCGTGTTCAGAAGATCCAGAAAAAGTATCAATGCAATATATTTTTACGTTGAATTTGTTTGCATTAAATAAAGATGTCGCTAAGTAATGTGTAGATCTACCAAGAAAAGATCCTATCTCTACTATCTTCCCATCATCTGGTATTAAATCAACAATATGATCGTAAGTCTCTGAATAGTTAAACCATCCAGGTATTTTGAAATAAGTTTGTTTCATAGTTAAGTGCCTTTTTTATTTGTCTTAACTATTTGTATATTTTTAGGTGGGATTTTCAACCCTTGTGATTGAGGTCCCTTCTTAGGTGGCACTGTTTTTGTCAGTCTCTTCATTTTTACATGTGCATCCTACGCACCCACATTCATTGCAAGATTGATCACAATGACACGGACAATCGCATTTCATACATACTCCTTTCATTTCTTTTTTGTTATTAATCCCATTGCGCCTTTTGCTCCCTTGATGCCAAAGCTCGCACTGCAGGCGATGTACAAGAGGTGCTTATAATAATCAGGGAGTGAGTGTAATGCTTCAAAACCCGCTTTTATATGTGGTGTCCATCCGGGTATGAAGACTGCCACCGCCGGAACCAACAGGCATATCAAAATTAGTTCGTCTTTCCAGCTCCCTTTCATTTGATCAACCGCAGTAGCCTCCCACGAAATTTTTCCAGCTATCTGCTGCTCTTTTAGCGACTTCTGTGCCTTGATTTCAGTCAAAGCAAGGTCCGCTTTTGCTTTTTTTGTCTCAACAAAGCCTTTTACCGCATCAGTAACCATATTTGCGATAGGGCCTACTAAAAAATTCATCATTTTTTCTTTACTCCCTTAATTTTACCTTTGTTTATGCTTGCATAGAACACTTTTGCACCTTCTTTCTTGCCATATGTCTTAGACATGGCTCTTTTTATTTTTTTACCCTTCTTGTTTAGGGGCATTTGTTCTCTCTCTAGCTACATCAGCACGTAAATTTGCTAAATCGTAGTCTTTTTGTAATTTTTGTGCGTCTAAAACTTGTTTGTAATCAAATTGATTCTCTCTAAGACCTTGTTGTTCGCCTTTTAATTGTGAATCCATCTCCATTTCTGCTTGTCTCAGTGCTAACTCTTGTTGTTTAAGCATTACAAGTGGGTCCATGTTTTGATCTTGCATAGATTCTGCCTCTTCTAGCACCATTTGTTCTGTAATTTTTGCTATTTCTTCATCAATTTTTATACCACGTTGCATTTGTAGAGCTTGTATTTGTTCTGGAGGTATCTGATCACCAAATTGTGCACGTAATTTTTCTGCTTCTTCTACTAAAGCTTGATCAACTACCTGCGTTGCTAGTAAAGATACATGCTGCATAATATGAGATGTTAAATTCATCACTGCCATAGGATTAGCCTTGACCAAAGCAGATGACATAAAGAATCTATGCGACTTAATATGTAGCTCATGATTTTGTTGAGGGAAGGCTTGTAAGTTTGCACCTTTTAAAACTACACTATGTTCTAGTGCAGGATCTTGTGGTTGTGGTCCTTTTGGAATAGGTAAAATTTGTTCAACATCTTTCACACCTAATGCGATGTACATTCTTCTATATGCTTCATAGAGATTATGTATTTGTGGGTTTGACTGTGCAAGTTGTAATTGATTTTGTGCAAGAGTAACTCTTTGCGACATAGAAAAAATATTTGGATCTGAAACCGGTAGAATATCTATGGAGTCTGCAAAATCTAAAACTTTTATTTCTCTTGGACCACCAGTAACATTATACGGATATACTGGAGGTAGAGTTAATTTAAAAATATTAGCAAGAAGATTAAATTCTTTTTTCTGTGCGTAGTGTAATCTTTTGTGAACTGCAGACATAACTTTTGTGCCACGTTCCATCAATGCCATTGTGGTGCCGACTGGTGTCTGTGAGCTACCTATCTCAGATAGTTGCATGTCTGCTACTGCTGCAAATTGTTTACCTGCATCTACACACACGCCTAATAGTTGTAATAAAACTTGATCGGGACCTTTGTAAGGTAAAGGCATTAATGCTTCACGAATAATTCCATTGGGTGCATCGACATCTCTAAACTCACCAGGTTGTAAAGGTTGATCATCATCACGAACTCTTAAACCTCGTGACTTAAAACCTGCTGGTAAGTTGGATAGTGTTCCAGCATCTAGTAACTGACGTAAAGCAGATGTAGCAGTTCTAGTTAAACCGCCAATCATATGTATTAATCCAAAACCGTAAAAACCTAAACCAGGTAAAAACTTATAATGTACAAAATACTCATTCTTTTTTTTAAGTGGATCTTGTTGACTATAATTTCTGTAAACACTTAATACTTTACCTGATGTTCTATCTATAGTGACTATGTAAGGAAGCATAATCCCACTAGGTTCGCCAGTCTTAGCATTCATGTCTTCAAAACCCTCTAGGTCTAGATCAACATGTATTTCATATAGCTCAGCCATATCGCTAAGGTAATCTGATTTAGTTCCGTCTATTTGATCTTTCTTTTCTTGTACACCAGAAGTATATTCATCGCTTTCATAAGATTGCAAATCAATGTCTAGGTAAAATCCTGATACTTGTTTTTTTCTTAAGTCATTCATAGACATTTTAATGACTTGTGTAATTCTCTCACAACTATCTAAATCTGATGCACCGTATGGTACGATAACATCTTCTGCAGGAATAAATTTAGATGTGGCTCTGTTTAGTGTTTCTTCAAAATATATTTTTTTAAATGCACTTCCAGATAAGGGTAACTGAAATAGTAACTGATCCATCTCTGGATTGTATTCTTCCATGTTATG